AGGTCGTGAACATCCACGCTGACCGGAAGTTTGAAGCCCACGGTGCAGCCATCCTTATCTCTCGCAACCGTGCCGTAGGCCACAACCAGCCGCTCTTTCACAAGGTCGTCCGATTCGCCAGTTTCGGCGGCGATCTTGTTGACCAGAACATGGAAGTAGGCGTTTGCACTGTGGCTGCGCTTGTTGCGGTGCTTCTTGATTTCAATGTCCAGCAGCGGCTCCTGATTCAGCTTGTCCCACAGACTTCGGAAATCAGAATCAACTTCCAGCGTGATACGCTGCTTGCGGTTCAGGCTGAAGCTCATATCCACCAGCCGCCCGGTCATAAGGCTTTCCAGTGTTCTTTGAACACATCCATCAGACCGAAAGCATCCAGCCAGTCGAAAAAGTCCGCAATGATGGGGCAAATGTCAGGCGTTTCATCCCGGCGATAGCACTCTGTCCAGACATCCATGCCGTTGCTGACAAGGTAGGAGAACGTCTGGGCCTCCGGGATCAGCAGCATATAGGTAGGATGCTGGGTGCTGGAATAGAACTTTCCGCGCTCGTATCCCTTGCTGAACTTGATGTCGTAGATGGTGCCGGCTTTCAGGGCATCGAGGCGACCATACAGAACCACATCCATGCCGCGTACCTGAATCTTCCGGCGGGCTTTGAACTGCAGTTGCCCGCCATTGACGATGGCAGCAATCTGCCCGGCAGCCCAGCTCCACGGATTGTTGGGGTCATCGTGGCCGTTGACAATGGCAGTCACGAGGTTCTCAAAGTCGATGCCGTTCTGCATGGCCTCTGTGCGAGGTGTAGGTTCACGTTTCAGCACCAGCATGAATTCCGCCAGAGGGTCGCCCTCGGTGGTCAAATCCTCGTAGGGATTCTCCCGGATAAGGTGCAGCCACGAGGACAGCAGCGAGTGAGTAATGAGGTATGCAGCCATTTACTGCGCCTCCTCTGCGGATTTGGGAACGTACTTGACCGCGTTGGAATCGAATGCCAGACCGAGGGCAGCGATTTTGGCTTTCCACATAGCGTTCAGTTCCCGGCTGGAAGTCAGGTGATGCTGCAAGCCCTTGAACGGCTGCATAGCGGCATTGGCGGTGTCTGCATCCTTGATGCCAGCAATGATTTTGCTGCCCTCCTGCATAACCTGTTCGTACGCCTCGTTCTCCTTGGCGTTTGCAGCTACTTCCTCGGCGGCCTTGCTGTTGTACTCCTCGAACAGCTTGGTCAGGAAGTCGTTCTGGCTGCCGGGAGTGAGGGCCGGAATCTTGTAGATGCCGTGGATGCCACGGGTGCCTTTGGCGAAATACTTCTCGCAGTTGGAGAAGCCAATGGTGCGGTCGTTGCCGTACATCTCCACGAAGCCGCCCAGATCCATAGGCTCCCAGACGTTGTTCTTGGTCTGACCCTCGACCTTGATGCGGAGGCGGGTGTTGTCGCCATCCTTTTCCTCGGTGGCGTGGAAAACGACCACGATGTTCTTCTTCAACTCATAGAAGCAGTAGTCCATCAGCCGAACGAACTCACGACCTACGAAGCCGTAACCTTTGAGGGACAGGCTGCCATCACGCTGGCCGTACTTGGGGTTCTGCTTGATAGCCCACAGGCCCATCAGGGAAATCAGCTTACCGGCGGTATCAAACACCAGCGTCTCAAAGTCGTTGAGGTTCTCCGGTTTCAGGTCGTTCAGGATCTCGTCATAGCTGCGGGGCTGGATGTACGGCATACGATACCGGGGCTCGATGCGGTCAATGCCGAAATCACAGTCGATGTGCAGCGGACGGGGTGCGGACAGGGCCAGAGTGGACTTGCCGATGCCGGGGTAGCCAGCAATCAGCATACGGATTTTCTTTGCGCCATCCTGAATGTCGTTGGGATTGCGAATCATAATGTTTACTCCTTTTCTCTTGGTGGGTTTACTTGTGGAACATAACGGTCTTGCCAGTGGTACGGTTCAGAAGAACCATGTGATCCGGGGCATCCCGGACGCAGAGGTACAGGCGGGAATCCCATCCCTGTGCAGAAAGGGCTTCTTTCTGCTTGCGGGTCAGCCTTTTGGGCCGGGCATTCATGTGTCTGTCGTTCATACGGTACTCACCTCCTCATTCCAGCGCTTCAACAGCGAGGGCTGCATGGTGATGATCTTGTAGCCGGTGGCTTCCAGTTCAGTGCTGCGGTCGTAGCTCTGCACGTCCTGCGCGTGCCGTGTGACAGCGTTTGCCAGACCATAGAGGGAAAGGTCACCACCCGCGATAAGATGCCCCAGAATGCCATCGCTCTCGTTCTGGCGGATGTTGAACTCCTTGGCCGCAAGCTCAACCACCTTGGGAGCCGCCGCCGGGAGAATGGGCGCTTCCTTGGCATCCCGGAGTTTCTGCACCAGTGCATTGAACCGGGCTTCATCGACCGCCGCCCGAACGGTGTCCTCAATCTTCATCAGGAACGCCCGGTCATCGGCTTCGATGGTCTCATCCCGGAAAATCCCGAAATCGCCATCCACGCTTTCATTGATGCGGCCAACATGGCGCTTGCCAACACCCACATCCGCCACCATGCCATTGGTACAGACAAGACGGTAAATCAGCGGCTTCACGGAAACGCTGCCCATGCCGACCTCAGAATTGGAAATCAGGATGCCGGCCTGAACAATGTCACCCGGCACAACCTCGGTCTGGATTCGCTCATTGACAACCTTGATGTACATGCGGGTATCGGTCAGCTCACAGCTTTCAATGCGGGCACCCTGCATTTCAGAAATAATCGGCAGGACCGTCTGGGCAACCTCGTAGTTGTCGATGCGGCGGTAGCGGTCGGAGAGAATGGCGCGGGCGGTGCCGTCAAGGGTACGAACCATGCGGCGGGTGTCCGGGGACTGCTGGAACCAGCCATTGACGTTTGCCATCAGCAAGCCGGGGTTCTCTGCCCGCATCCGCTCGTAGTAGGGAGCCGGGATCTTCAGCTGCAATCCCAGCTGGCGGTGGGCATTTTCGTTCAGCTGGAACGGGGTGTTGCCGATCACGAGGTCAAAGTTCTCGTTGACGGCGGTCATCTGCATAGCGCCCGCCGTGGCAACGTAGTCCTTTTTGACCTTGGCCTGCCGGTCAAGTTCAATCGCCAGCTCCTGCAAACTTCTTCCGTATTTCATTGAAATCTCCTTTTCTTTCAGAAAAACAACCGGGACAAGCCCGAAATCACATAAACTTGCGGATCAGGTCACCTACCGCGGTATCACGGAGAACACGGCCGAACCATGCTCCCAAACCATCGAACACGCCCTTGCTGTCCAGCCAGATCAGCAGTGCCGCTCCAAAAGCGGTCAGCCAGAACTGGAATACCGGGACACGAGCCGCCGCCTGTTCGGGGGTGAGGTGGTACATGAACATCAGCAATTCCTGCATCTTTACTCCTCCCCGCCGCAATAGATCTTCTCGGCCTGTTCAACGCTGGTGTCATCGAATGCCCAGTGCAGTTCATGCAGCACCTTTTCGATGGTCTTTTCGTCAAGCCCGGCTCTCTGCATAGCCAGCAGGCAGTATCCGGTACAGGCCGCGTTGCTCCATGCGCCATTCAGCGCAAGTGCTTCAAACAAAGAAATCTGTTCCTCATGGGTCATGTGCGGGTCTCCTTTCTCAGGTGTTCAGCTTTCCATGCGTCCAGCCGTTCACGCCCGCCGGGCTGGCTGACGATGGAAAAGTAAAATTCCAAACATCCCTTTGCCAGTTGGTACTGGGCTTCCGGCGTGATGCTGGAAACATCAACTTTTATGTCGGACATCTTGGATTTCTTTCTCTTGTATAGTCCACTTGATTTCCGACGGGAAATCAGTTAAACTAAAAAACGATGATGCAGCCTTTCTCAGACGTTCCTCCGGGAACGTGGACAGATAACCTTGGTCGGTATGGCGCATCGCTTCCGGCATCGCCCTGTTCCAGCAGGACGGTGCCTTTTTGGTTGCCCCCTCTCCCCTGTCATGCTATACTTGTGCAAAATCAGAAAGGAGAAGCGTATGAATAGAAAATCGGACTGTGAAGCAATAATTTTAAGTCCCGATGAGAAGCGCTTGCTTCGTAAGATCAGCCATCACCCTCATACAAAATGTGACCGGTCTGAGGTAGCTGGACTTTCTTCGATGGGCTTAATCAAAGCAGATCGCGACGAATCAGTTGATATTACTTACCAGCCCATGCACATGCTGGACACCTACTGTGTCACGGACTTCTACCGCATTTATGAAGAATATCTACGGCAGTCAAGAAAATCAGAACTCTTTAAGAGCCTGTGGCTCCCAATCATCGTGAGCCTTGTCACCACCCTAACAGTAAACGCACTGCAATGGTTGTGGCCGCTGCTATCACGATGGTTTTCCAATTCTCTTGTATGAAGTCCACCATCTGAGCCATTGGCCCATCCGCTCCCTTTCCGCTGCGGCGGTTCGGGAGTTTTTTATTTGCGGTCAATTTAGTTCACCTCCACGATGTAACTTATCAAGTTACTCATTCGCCGAAAAAAACAGCCTTGGGATCGTCAATGCTCAAAAGCTCAACGATCTTTGCGGCTTCGTCCGTGCCGAACACACGCTTCTTCAGCTTGCGGGTCAACGTCTGCTCAGAGATTCCGAGCGATTTTGCCAGCTCTTTCTGCGTATATCCGGCCTTTACCATGTAGGATTTCAACAGGTTCACATTTACCGTAGTCGCCACCTCCTTTCGCTCCGCAAGTAACTTGCTGGGTCACGAGCATAATACCATCTTTGTGGTAACTTGTCAAGTCATTTTTGATAATTCAATTAAAAATATTGTAAACCGAAAGTTTATCTGTTATAATATAGTTCAAATAGGAGGTAACCGCCATGACCGTAGGTGATCGCATCCGTCAGGTTCGCATAGAGAAAGACATCACCCAACAGGAGCTTGCAGTTTCCAAACAGGCCGTTTACAAATATGAAAACAATATCGTTACGAACATCCCGATGGACAAGCTCAGTCTTATCGCTTCCAAACTCGGCGTAACTCCTTGTTTTCTGATGGGATGGGAAGACAACAATTCTGTCCCGGAAGTCCCGGACACAATAAAAGCCGCCCTCCAGCAGGAGGACGGCAAAGTGGCTGAGATTATGGAGCTGTTTGTGAATCTTCCGGCCGACAAGCAGCAGGAGGCCTTGAGCTACCTGCGCTACCTGTCAGCGAGCGCAGATAAGTGAGCAACGCTTCCCGGTCGGCATCCGACAGGGCTTTTACCTGCTCAACGATTTTGGAATAATCTTCCGATTTCATGCGCTGGCATCCCCTTTCCTGTAAGATTGCTCCCGGAAGCAGCTCAAATATAACAGCTTCT